ATTGGCGCCAACACCTGGTTCAGTTTTTAAATCAACGCCGCCAGGCAGGCCAGCAGCATTATATAAATCTCCTGTTTCAGGATTTCTTCTGAAATTTGATAATGTGCCATCTTCCGTGTATATGTTAATACCACGAGAATCTCCGTTTGTGGCTTGTGTTTGAATTAGTGTTTTTACTGGAGGATTGGTATTTTGATCTCCTCCACCAGCATTGGAAGTAACTGGAACGTCTGCGGTTGTGGCCATGTGTTAGTACCCCAATGTAGATTTTAGTGTTGACTCTTTGGGAAGATAAATTTGTGTTCCTACAGCAAAATCCAGTGGAGGTTTTGTCAGCGTGTTTGGATTGCGTTGATAAAACACCCACCAAAGACCTGGCACGCCATACAAGTCATAGGCCAACATGTCGGGTCTGTACTGATAGGTTAAATTTATAGTGAACAAAATATCATCAGTTTCTTTGGGAATAGGTCTGTTGACCATGACATCCAAGAAAAATTGCGAGTACCCAGTTTGATAGTAAGGACTGGTTGCATCGTAGTTTGTGGCCATTACCAGAATCCTCCTTTGAGTAAGTTACCTTTGGCAAAGTTTTCTAGACTGAATCCTTGGCTGACTTGCTGTCGAGTTTGTAGTGGATGCAACACAACTGATATTTCTATCTTGGTAGGAACATAAGTTGTTTGGCCCAGTCCATTTACTGTGTTGCGTACCACACCCAAGTCTGCTGGCGTTCCTTGCGCACCTTTTGGTAAATGAGAAGTTGTTAGTCTTCGTAACACACTTTCAATAGTAGAAGCTGGAGAACTTGAAACTTTAGGTGTTCTCTCAGACATGTTTAAGCCTTGATTGTTAGGCTTGACCTGTATGTAATCAACGTTATTGGGCAAGGTATAATTGAAACTGGCAACCAAACAAGGATGGTTGTTGAATTGATATTCGCCAAATCCAGACAGCTCAACCAATGGTGGCGGTGAGCCACGTTGCGGATCTTTGCCATAAAACATTTTTGTAACTGAACGGAAAAAGTGTATTACCGCCAGCAAATATTCAGCTTCAGCAGTGTCTTGTGCTGTGAATGTTCCAGTAACAGTTATATCACCAACTTGACTGCTTTGATAAAAGTATCCACGATAGTTTGAGTGTGTGAGATTGTAACTGTCGTACTTGGCTGAGTACTGAGTTGATATTGTTGGCGTGTAGGGAAAAATTATTCCATCTGTGGGAACCAATGGGCGTAAAATGCCAGGATCTTCTGCTTTGTAGAGATATTTTGCACCTGGAGCCAATCTCAGTCTCACACGCCAATCGCCTTGCGAGGATGTGTTAAATCGCTGTTGCAGTGTGAATTGATCACGCAGTTGTGATTGTGCGGCTGCGCCAGCTGCCGCTTCAAAATCATTGGGATCAACATTGGCAGCCTGCGCAGATTCTGCAGCTTCGGTTGCTGCCAATAATGCTGCGTCGCCAGTTGCTACTGGTGCTGGTCCAAATATTGCACGACCTTCTGCTTCACGTAGCTGTGCCAATTCAGCTTCGTTGGTTGCATCTAATGCTTCATCGCCTGATGCTGACGCCGGTGCTGGTGCAAATATTGCACGACCTTCTGCTTCACGTAACTGTGCCAATTCAGCTTCATTGGCTGCATCTATTGCTTCATCGCCTGATGCGAACACCGGTGATGGTGCAAAAACTGCAACGCCTTCTGCTTCACGTAGCTGTGCCAATTCAGCTTCGTTGGTTGCATCTAATCCTTCATCTCCGACTGGTGCTGGATTACGAGACTCAATGGTTTCTGGGGCAGCCGGTTGCGGCAGCTCTGGGTCTGTTGCAGGATTTTGTTCAGCTGGTGAATTTGTAGTAGCCATTGTTGTTCCTATACCTTATTTATTGCTGATAAAAACGGCATAGTTTAACAAGAGGTTGACAAGTGTTGTAAATCTGCTACAATAAGTACATACTTGGAGACCCTTGCATGACACTAATTGCAAAACCCGCACCTAAGGTAAACTACCTTAACAATCGTGACATTTTAAAAGAAATACACCTGAGCAAAAACACCTACTGTTGTTATCGTGATCCAGCAATTGATCACCAATACGACATAATTTTGCCCAGTCTAGACAAAATCAATCAGCGCACCATTGTTGAAGCTCGCAGAAATCGAGCAGATCGTATCAAACGTGAAACTGGTGAAGTGATTGATCAAAAGAAGATCCCCAACACAGATCTTGTGTTTAGAATCACCTGCTGGGAACACATACCCATGGCACCCAAAAAAGTTACCAAAGCCGCTGCCAAGAAAAAGAAACTGGAAGACATACTTGATTTGGATGATGTGTCAGAAGATCCGCTGGCAGATTTAATAGATGAACCTGTGCTAGACCCCACACATGTGCGTGTGAATTTTCCCCCGTTTTTTCACTACAGACTTGACGAGCAAAAGGTACCGTTTTTGGTGGGCAAGAGTCATTGGCGTGGCGATTTGGCCACAGGAGAGTTTTCAAAGGATCACGGCAACATGACCAAGAAGCTGGCCATGATGTTTATGAAACTGTGTGAACGCTATGCCACTCGTTCCAACTGGCGTGGCTACACCTACAACGAGGAAATGCGTGGACAAGCTCTACTTCAACTTAGTCAAATTGGTTTACAATTTGACGAATCTAAATCGCAAAACCCCTTTGCTTACTATACCGCTGCTATCACTAATAGCTTTACACGGATTCTTAACATTGAAAAGAAAAATCAAAATATCAGAGATGACATCCTGGAGATGAACGGCTTGAACCCATCGTGGACTAGACAGAACTCCGGCAAAGCTGGCATGGCTGCCATGTCCGGACCGGTTGTATCTAGTCTGGATCAGTAGTATACTAGCAGGATGACTAATCTATTCCGCAAAGCCGCAATCTTCACTGACATACATTTTGGACTCAAAAGCAATTCAACTCTGCACAATGAAGATTGTTTGGCCTTTGTAAAATGGGCCACTGCTAAGGCCAAAGAGGAAGGGTGCGAAACTGCCATGTTTCTGGGTGACTGGCACAACAATCGAGCCAGCCTAAATATTGTTACCCTAAACTATAGCCTTCGATCATTAGAGCACCTAAATGCTAATTTTGACCGTGTGTATTTTATACCTGGGAATCACGATCTTTATTATCGCGACAAGCGTGATATTCAGAGCGTGGAGTGGGCACGTCATCTCCCCAATGTGGAAATATGTAACGATTGGTTTAGTAGCGGTGACGTCGTTATTGCTCCTTGGCTTTGCGGCGATGACCATAAACGTATTCCTAAACTAACTGGCAAGTACATGTTTGGACACTTTGAACTGCCCGGCTACTTGATGAATGCCATGGTAGAGATGCCAGACCATGGCGAAGTGCGCAGAGAAGACTTTGAGAATTTTGAACATGTATTCACCGGACACTTCCACAAGCGACAGACTAAAAAGAATATTACCTACATCGGTAATGCGTTCCCTCATAATTATGCAGATGCTGGTGACGACGAACGAGGACTTACTATATTGGAGTGGGGAGCAGCGCCTGTTTTTCATGCTTGGCCTGCTCAACCGACGTATAGAGTATACGGACTCGCCAACCTTATTGACAACGCTCCGGCTCTTCTTAAGCCCAAAATGCATGTGCGTGTTGGACTAGACATTGAGATTTCATATGAAGAAGCCAACTTCATCAAAGAAACGTTTGTGAAAGACTACGACCTACGTGAGATGTCGCTTATTCCAAACAAAAACTCAGATGTAGACACAGATATGGCGCCAGGCGAGATTAAATTTGAGTCAGTGGATCAAATTGTCACAGACCAACTCACTAACATTGAATCAGAATTCTACGACAACAAGTTACTGTTAAAGATTTATCAAAACTTATGATACAAATACGAAATCTCACTGTTAAAAACTTCATGAGTGTAGGCGCAGCCACACAGGCCATTGACTTTGACCGCAATGATCTTACACTGGTGCTGGGTGAAAACTTAGACTTGGGTGGCGATGGATCGAGAAACGGCACAGGTAAGACCACAATCATCAATGCACTAAGTTATGCATTATATGGCCAAGCACTGTCAAACATCCGCAAAGACAATCTAGTAAACAAAACCAATGCCAAACACATGTTGGTCAGCTTAGACTTTCATATCAACGGCACAGACTACAAAATTGAACGTGGGCGCAAACCCAACGTACTCAAGTTCTATGTAAACAACGAACACAAGGCCGCAGAGGATGAGGCACAGGGAGATTCAAGAGAGACACAAGACGCCATAGAGCGTATTATTGGCATGAGCCATGACATGTTCAAACATGTGCTGGCGCTGAACACCTACACAGAACCGTTTCTAAGTTTGAAGGCCAATGACCAGCGCACAATCATTGAGCAGTTGTTAGGTATTACCTTGTTGAGTGAACGTGCGGACCGCATCAAAGAACTCAACCGACAAACCAAAGATGCTATCCAGTCTGAAGAGTTTAGAATTCGTGCTGTGCAAGAAGCCAACAAACGCATCGAAGAACAGATTGAGAGTCTAAAGCGTAGGCAAGTGCTTTGGCAAAAGAAGTACGACAGTGACGTGGCTTATCTAGTTGGTCAGTATGACGATCTAGCAAAGATTGATATTGAACTAGAACTGCTGGCTCACAAAGATCTAGCTGTGTGGTCTGCAAGAAAACAACAACAAGATGCATATACTGCTCTTGTTGGTCGACAAACTGCTTGGAAACAAAAACAACACAAAGACATTGGTGAGCTAGAATCAACCTACAACAAACTCAGTCATATCGACATCTTGGCAGAACTTCAAGCACACACAGATTTGGCTGCTTACATTCAAAAAGCCAAAGACATTACAGACTTAGAAAAATACATTGCTCGATGTGTAGCAGACGAGGCCAAAGAACAAAAGGTCATCAACAAACTCAAAGCCGAAATTGAAGAATTAAAAAATCACAAGTGCTATGCTTGCGGGCAAGACTTCCATGATACCAATCACGAAACAGTATTGGCAACAAAAGAAAAGGCCTTGCAAGAGGCAGCACTACAAGCATTGTCTATCAATACTCAGTGGATGGAAAATACAGATGCGTTAACCGCATTGGGCGAGTTGGGTGCCAAACCCACAACACACTACCAAACAGAAACAGAAGCTATTCGACATTCTAGTGAGTTGGAAAACATTCAACACAAGATTGATGCCAAACGTGCAGAAACAGATCCCTATGCTGAACAGTTAGCAGAACACACACCTGTAGAAGTTGGCACACAACCTGTCACACATTATGATACCGAAACACAGGCAATCGATCATCGCAGTCGCATGAACACCCTGCTGACACAGATCAATGGCAAAGCACTAGAGACCGATCCGTATACAGAACAAATTACCGAAATGCAACAACAGGCCCTACAGGTTGTGAGTTACGATCACTTAAACGAACTTACTAGAGTGCAAGACCATCAGGACTTCTTGCTCAAACTTTTGACCTCAAAAGACTCGTTTGTGCGTAAGAAGATTATTGAACAGAACTTGAGCTATTTGAATCAACGTCTCACACACTACTTGGATAGAATTGGCTTACCACACACAGTGAAGTTCATGAACGACTTGACAGTGAGCATTGAAGAACTGGGTCGTGAACTGGATTTTGACAACTTGAGTCGTGGCGAACGCAATCGATTGATCTTAAGCATGAGCTGGGCATTCCGTGATGTTTGGGAAAGTTTGTACTCGCCCATCAACTTGTTGTTTATTGACGAGATGATTGACAACGGGTTGGACACACAAGGTGTGGAAAATGCACTAGGCCTGTTGAAGAAGATGAGTCGCGAACGCCACAAGTCAATCTGGCTGGTTAGTCATAGAGATGAACTTACTAGCAGAGTTGAAAACATTCTCAAAGTGATCAAAGAGAATGGCTTTACCAGCTACAACACAGATATAGAAGTGGCATGACTGATGTTTTGATTTTAAGTATACCACGTTTGAGTGCCACTCGGCCTCAAAGTGCCTGTGGCATACTCAAATCAATTTGCAATCGTGCGGGCGTTACTTCAAAAGTTTTTGATATTAATTTGGACTTTTATCAAAATTTTAAATCTTCTAATCCGTCAACTGCCAATGCCATTGATCAATATTGGATACAATGGAACAAAAATCTGTTGCCTGAGGAGAAAACAACTTACTCTAGTTGGTTGCAAGCATGGGTTGAAAAATTAATGGCTTTTGATTGCAAGATCATTGCAGTAAGTGTATTCAGTTGGGAAAGTCAACGATTTTGTCTTGACTTTTTTCCATTGTTGCGTAAAAATTTTACAGGCACAATCATTGTAGGCGGACAAGGTCTTATCAATGAACAAAACGGTAGCTTTAGTACCAAGATGCATTTTGCACACAAGTTAAAAAATCAAGGACTAATTGATCATTGGATTGCTGGAGAAGCTGAAAACAGTTTTTACAATTTTTTAACTGGTAGCAATGTACCTGGATTAGACAGTGATGTGTTGGTCAATGATGTTGATCTTGATACTAACAACATCGCAGATTATAGTGACTTTGCAATAGAACAATATGTAACTGCCTACCCCGGCGGGGTATTGCCAATTGAAAGCAGTCGTGGATGTGTTAGAAGCTGTGCGTTTTGTGACATCCCCACACATGCTGGAGGATATAGATACAAAAACGGAAAGGTACTAGCTAATGAAATGATTGGCTATTACCAACAGTATGGTGTGCGTAACTTTTATTTTAACGATGCGTTGATGAACGGCAGCGTCAAAGATTTTAAACTATTTTTGAACTGCATCATTGAGTTTTATCAACAAAACAATTTACCTGACAGATTCTTTACATTCAGTGGTTATTGGATTGTGCGAAGTGAAACTCAATTCAAAGAGCACAATTTTGAACTGCTAAGTCGTGCCGGAGGAGAAATGTTTGAAACTGGAGTTGAGACTGGTAGCGAACGTTTGCGAAACATCATGAACAAGGGATTTTCAAACGCAGATCTTGAGTTTAACATACAGCAGTTCAGCAAGTACAAAATGAAATTCTTCTTGTTGTTGCTGGTAGGGTTTCCAAATGAAACACAAACCGACTTTGAAGAGACCAAGAACTTGCTACGACGCTGGCAGAAATATGTTGCACTAGGAACTATTATTGGATGCAACTTAGGCACAGGATTGACAGTAGAACAAGGAACACCTATGTTTGATAATCCTGCAAAATTTAACATTGTTCCAATCAAGGGCGACACCGCCAAAGGCATCAATTGGATTTGTACCACAACACCTGAACTTGACTATGCAGAACGTGTGCGTCGACGCATTGAACTGCACAAGTTGGCCGAAGATCTGGGATATACTATCTGGAAAGGTGATGATCACTTGAGTATTATCAAAGATCGATATCTTACGGAGTTGGCCAATGTCTGAATTTTTGTTTGAGTTTGATTACGATGATTATTTTGGTATCCCTACAGTCAAAATTTTTATTGATCAACAATGCTTGTATCAAGACACAGTGAAAAAACAAATTGTTGTGAACACAGAGTTAGTGCCAGGTACTCACACATTGACTATAGAACACTTTGGTAAGCATGCCTGGAAACATCAGAATGCCGAACATGATCGTCATATTGAATTAAAATCTATTGTGGTCGACGGAGTAGATTTAGATCATCATGAACATTGCATGCTAACGCATCAAGGACGTTGGTACCCAGATTACAGTTTGGAGTGCATTACGCCATGTCATTGGTTGGGCAACAACGGTACATGGATTTTGAATTTTGATGCGCCAGTATTGAATTGGATTATTAAAACAATCAATCCTGCAGGCGTGAGTCCAGAACAAACACTGGATCGCAGTGGCAATGACATACTCAAAGACACTTTGGACTTTTTTAAAATAAATGTTTGATTATAAAACTATTGACGAGTATCAGATAGAGATCACCAGCTATTGTAATGCTGCCTGTCCCCAGTGTCCTCGCAACCTCAACGGACATGGTATCAATCCTTACATGCCGTTAACACACTTATCACGTGAAGTAATTGACCGTGCATTCTCTGAAGAATTGTGCAGTAGATTACGTCAAGTATTCTTTTGCGGCAGTTATGGCGATCCCATCATGCATCCAGACTTTTTAGACATACTACGTGACTTTAGAAAGAAAGCTCCTACACTTTGGTTATACTTCCATACCAATGGCGGAGTACACGATCCTGATTACTGGGCAGAAGTTTCTAGTATCATGAACGGCTACGGACAAATTGACTTTGGTATTGACGGACTAGAAGATACTTTACATTTGTATAGAAAAAATGTAAAATACAACAAAGTTATTGAAAACGCCGCTGCGTTTATAAATGCTGGAGGACGAGCACAATGGAACTATATTGTATTCAAACACAACGAGCACCAAGTTGAGCAGGCCAAACAACTGGCCAGCAGTATGAAATTTTTTAACATACTAATTCGAAACACTGGTAGATTTTTGAATCACACCACCCTGGAAGAGATGCCTGTGTGGCCAGTGGCCAAAAGTGACTATGTACTTGAACCACCTAGTGATGCACAGTACAAGAATCGCAGTATGACATTTTTACCTGAGTTAAAAAAGCAACAGAACTACTTTGCTACTACTACTATCAAATGTGATGCCTTGCAAGGACGCAAAGTAGCTATCAACGCCGAAGGTGTTGTATTACCATGCAACTTTTTCAATCACAATTTGTATGATGCAAGATTTTATGATGGATCAATGCCAGGAGCAAATGCATTAAGTCAGCCCGGTGGTCGCAATCAAGTACGAGACTTTTTGTTGTGTTACGGATTAGATAATCTCAACATTCATAACAATAGCCTCGAAGGTGTTTTTGAAAATCCCATGTGGAGTGATTTAGTTGAATCGTTTACTCGTGATCGATTGTTTGAATGTGCTATGACATGCGGTGAAAAATTTACAAAAGTTTGGGATCAAGGAGGAAGCAAAAGATGAAAATGTTAGTTACAGGCGGTAACCGAGGACTGGGGCAACACCTAGTGGATGTGTTTGGTGCTGACAGTGTCAGCAGATCCACAAACTTGGATATCACTGATGACCAAGCAGTCAAATTGATTGCTCAACAAAGTTTGAATTATGATGTGTTTGTAAACAATGCATTTGATGGGCCACCACAAGAAGCCTGGGCCAACTTTGCACAAACAAACTTGTACATGGCAGTATACGACAAGTGGAAAAACGCTGGCAAAAGTGGGCACATCTTTAATATTGGATCAGTGGGCGAGCATCATATTGTTGCTGCTGAGCCTAGATTTGAAACGTACCGCGTGGCCAAGGCGGCACTGGCACATGCCAGCAGGCAGGGCACCCAGTCATTCAAACAAAATCTGGTGCAGTTCAGAACCACGCTAATCACACCTGATCGCTTGGACACAGAACTAAGTCGTGGACGGCCCACCTGGACAGGAAACGGCATTAATTTAAAAGATATTAGCAATTTTATAACATACGCTATCTCTGTTGGTCCAAACACAGTGATAGAAGAGGCAACTTTTTACGTAAACTTTGATCATAAATCATAACTATAACACGAAAGGCAAACCCACTAAACGCACATGACATGGCTACATCAAGACACCCCAGTTGAGACTCTGCCCGAAGAATGTGTAGGTTTTGTTTATCTAATCACAAATAATCTATCTGGACGCAAGTACATAGGCAAAAAATTAGCAAAATTTAGCAAAACAACATACAAAATAGTCAAACAAAAGAACGGCACAAAGAAGCGGAAGAAGATACGATCAAAGATTGATTCAGATTGGAGAGAGTACTACGGGTCAAGCCCAGAATTAACCGCAGACGTAATCACTTTAGGCACCGAAAACTTTACCAGAGAAATACTTTACTATTGTAAATCAAAATCAGAATGTTCGTACATTGAAGCAAGAGAACAGTTCACAAGAAAAGTATTGGAATCAACAGATTATTATAACGGCCATATTCAAGTTCGTGTGCATGGCTCACACATCGTAGGAAAATTATGACTAAACTTGACTACAGTAAAACTAACAAAAGCGACACTGGCTTTTTGAATGATCCGTATTGGACTAATCCAAAGACAGGATTTGATAAAGCATGGCACGAACAACGAAAAAAACTCAGGCAACAATTAGGCATACACGAAAATCATGAATGGGAAATAGTCAACAAACCTACCGGACCGCATGCAGGCAAAATAGTTTGCAACACTTGCGGTGGAAAATTTGTTAATTGGATTCCAAAAGGTTATATTTTACCTAACACTTAAGGTTGGCGGGCCAGTTTGTAATACCGCTGTGGAAAAACCGGGGAATAACCGGACACGTGACATATTGAGGCACTCCCGTCAGTAAATCTGACTATCCTGAAAAATTGGAAGTGAGTCTGAGGCTAGAACAATAGGGCCGACGCATTGATATAGTATGAATGTTAGCATACGAGAACACCGGCTATAAAAATCTAAACACTAGGAACGAGGTTTAGAGCACGTAGAAATATGTGTATCGTGGTAGGAAGGAAAAGCACAGAGTCCTTTAGCATACGGTGTATAATAAATTACCTACTTCCAATGTCTTGGCTAGTGATACTCACATGAAGACAACAGCGGAACCGCGCAAAACGGTTCCGTCTGACTAGATCTATCTACATGAATACTTAATCGCTTCGCTCTTGAAAATCAATCAATTAACGAGCGCAAGCGAAGTTAATAGACTTGCGTAGCAAGTCTTATAATAAGTTTAACTCTTTGAGTTTGTTGACATAATGTGATTGTCCTTGAGCAACTTGTTGTTGCCAATCATTGTGTGCGTGTTGGTTGGCTTGATCGCTGATGTATTTCCAACACACAAACTCAACTCCATATTTCTCGCATGCTTTGGCAATGGCATAGGCTTCCATGTCTACAACATCTGCTGGTATTTGTAGTATGGGATTCATCACAAAGTTGTCACCAGTACTGCAAGTTAAGCCAGTAGAGTTGCCAATGTGTGTGCTAGTTTCAAAAGGTGTTTGTCCTGGGGTACACCCTAATGCTTCACAAGTCATGTCTCTTTGCACAAACTGAGTGCATTGATAGAATCCTGGTGCGACTGTTATACCACCAGCTGTGCCAAAGTTAATGATACGCCGGGGACGATACTTTGTGATAACTTCACTGGCAGTGATGGCAGCGTTAACCTTGCCCACACCAGTGTAAAACAAGTTCATCATGTGGCTGAGATCTGGTGCTTCTGCTCGAATAGCTATTAAAATAATATCATTCATCAACATTGACCATTCCTTCCCACATAATATTGTGCCGAGTCAATGCTGTCCCTCCAGGCAAGTTCTGCAAGTTTATAATCACAGCAGCAGAAATTTTAGTGTCAATCCAATGACTGCGAATTAGATTTGCTGTGGCCATTATAGTGCCTCCAGTGGCTAGCAAGTCATCCACAATCAATGGATGTGCGCCTACTGGAGCGTGTGGGTGCATTTCAATGGTATCAGTGCTGTATTCAGTTTGATAGCTGTGTTGTATTGTGGGGCCGGGCAATTTGCCACGTTTACGTACTAGGATTAGTGGAAGTCCTAATTGTCTTGCTACAGGTGCCGCAAACACAAAGCCACGGCTTTCCACAGCCACAAGACTGGAAGCATTATACCAATGTGCTTGATGCTTTAACCATCCACAGCAGTAATCAAATGCTTCTGGATTGGCAAGAATGCCAGTTACGTCAAAAAAGTTAATACCTGGTTTGGGCCAATCAGGTACTACAGGTACATGATCGAGGATGTTCATACAAATGTGTCTGGCCAGTCTCTAAATAAAGCATGTTGAATATTGCCTGACACAAATTGATTGAATGACTTGTGTTTGACTTCAAGTTCACCCTCAAGCGGTGCTACTCGTTTGAAAGCCGAGTCCATTTGACCCATGTCTCGGAACTCCATGATAATCATCCATTCAGGCATGTCCGCAATTGAACGGAATCCCATCTTGCATCTTGTGATACGATAGTCTACCATCTTGTCTTCTGATATCAAATGATCAAAGAAACTTTTCATTCCGTTGACCCAGTCTAAGTCTGAGATGTCGCCTTCTTTGTCTGCCCAAATTGTATATAAATCCATAGTTACTCCAGTGGTCCTAGTATTTCAAATCCGTCCATGTTGGATTTGTATAGGTGTGCTTGCTCAAGATACAAGTATTGGAATCCTCGTTCCTTGTAGATAGCACACTCTGTTTTCATTGTTTCAATTCCCAACCGTAGTTTAGGATTGTTGTAGTTCCATGCAAATTGATCGCACAGTGCGTTATGATCATCATAGCGTCGGATCAAACTGAATGCAACCAATCGATTTTGATCGTAATATCCTATTACATCTGTCATTGGGTCTGTGTAACGACAGTCAAATATAGGCATCACACTTGCAAAATGTTTGTATTTGCAATAGTCTCTGTAGATAGAGTTTAGCTGTTTGATGTTGGGCTCACGCAAATACTCCCACTTTACATTTGGTGTGTAGTTGGTCTGGCTGAGATCGATTCTGGCAAACTGATAGCTCATCTTGGATCCTTACGATGTTCAAACAGTCCCGCAAGATACTCTTCTGGCCAGTTGTGATAGAATCCCTTCTCAGCCATAAGTTTGGCTTTGTTGTTTAAGTCGCTGAGACTTTGCACTAGAGCTAGAGCATACTTGCCTTGATTCATACACACACCGTTCACCATCTCAACGTCTGCGGGATGATCCTCTAGTGCAAGTAGATCGTTGCGTAACAAATGTTCCTTGTTGGCATTTTTCAAACTGTCACTGAACAATTCATATGGCCATTCCACAGGATCGTAAGCATAGATAATAACTTCCTTATCGCCCATGCCCCATCGTGCTCGATTTTTAAGATCAAAGTAAGGATCTACGCCAACATGTACATCGTAGCTTTTTTTCATGCGTGCTGAGCGTGCGTATGGACAAGGAGCCCAGCCTCCAAGAGCAGGATGTGGAACTTCTACAAAGTTCACAATCCAGTTTTCAATATCTTGTTTAACTGTATCTAAGTCCATTAGAAATACGGCAGTTTAGTTTTGTTGGTGGTTTCCATGTTTTCTTCGGCTATCTTGCTGATCATTTTTCTTTCAGTGAAACTTAGTGCCAACACCTGATCGTAGGTGAGTCCGCCGCGCATTAACCAAGCCAATCTTAAACTGTTTGATCTAATTGCGTTGGCCTCCTGATCAAGGCTGTCAATGTACTCGCCAATTTCCTCTACTGGGAGGATCAGGAGGCGGCTTCGAAAAAATTTGTAAGATCCAGATTTAGTGCTTGATCATGTTCGTGATTGCATTCACTGCAAGTGAGATGCACAGGTTTCAGTTCTGTACGATTGCGCAAGTCAACTGCGTGATCTCTAACAGCAACAAAAATTTGACGATCGCAGTTTTGCAAAAATTCATCAATGTGCTCAGTCTCTGACACAACAGCATTTGGTGTACGAATTGCTGAAATTGAGTACTTGAGAGCTCGCATGGTCAGCTGAGTTAGTATTTTCATCACTTCTGCTAGTTTTTGTAACTTTTCGTCTTCGGTGAGCTCAGTATCCATGCTGATGTTGCGCATCATGCGTTGATTTTCAAACTGCTCAAGATTGATTTCATTTTGCTTTTCGTAACTCATGGGATGAAAATAAATTTCCAAATCACCATAAGTTACTGTGGCAGAAAAGTCCGGCATGGTCAACTGATCCAGTGCATTGCGCAAGTCTAACGCAAAACTCTCAATGTGTTTGCAAGCAGGACATGTAGTTTCAATTTCAAGCTCATGCCCGTAGCTGGCAATACGAATAGCAACTAGGATAGAATTCAAATCTGCCACAGGAGCATGCCAGGCATTCTTAATTGACGGCACACAACTGTGTATTACATTGACCACAGCTTGCCCGCTAAACAGCGCATCTGGCGTGCGATAGGTGATTTCGTCAATGGCTGTCATGGGATAAACAGGCAGCTCACCGTTTTGAGGCACGTCTAAGCTGCCTTCGGGCCAGTATTTGCCCTGGCTGGGCAACCGCAAGTAAATTGCTGGTTGTCTAAAAAATTGTCTAAGTGGATTGTGATTTTGGTTCATAGTGTACCCATAAATATACTTCTACTTATAGGTGTTTTTCAATGGCGGACGTAAATCAAGCATCACAAGAAATGGCTGAAGTCATAGCACGAGTTTCTGACGACCTTAGAAATTTTGGGCGAGTTACTGAAGATACCCAGGCAGCACTGGCAGCAGGAAGTTTCCGTCGAGCAAAAGAACTTGACAAGGCCAGTGCGTTAACAGCAGGTGCGCTGGGAAACCTAGCAGGTGCAGGTCTTGCAGCCGGCAAAGCCATGTACGATGGCCAAAAAGGCGCCGCAGCATTTAACAGTTCACTTGACAGCATGAGCAAAGCAGTTACCGCAGCCGGTGCTGCGTTGACTTTCTTGGTGCCTGGCGGGTTCTTGATCAAAGCTCTAATTGGTCTGGGCACAGCCGCAGTTGGCGCTAGTATTAAGATGACTCAGGCGGCCAACGACATGGCCGACAACTTGTTTGCTGCCAATACCAAAATGGCCAAAGCTGGCCTGGCTGGTTCAGATGGCATGATGGGCATCTTCCGCGACGCCAAGAAGCTTGGCTTGAGCATGAAAGAGCTGGGTGTATACACCAATGCAGTAGCAGCCAACAGCGCAGAATTGGCCTTGTTCAAAGGCACAGCATTTGAAGGACGTCAGGCATTTGCCAACATTGGTGCGGCCATGAAGCCTTTCCGGGTCAGCTTAGAGGCAGCTGGTATCAGTCTGGAAGATCAGATTGAAGGAACAGCTGGCTATTTGAGACTGCAAACTTTGATTGGTCAGAGTCAAAACAAAACCAACCAAGAACTGGCTACTGGTGCTAGAAAATATCTTGTTGAAATGGACGGCCTCAGCAAGCTCACAGGCATGCAACGTCAAGAAATTGAAAAGCAAATGGAATCTGCTCTCAGCGAACAGAGATTCCGTGCCAAGCTGGATGCCATGCGAGCGACCAAGGATCCTCAACAAATGGCTGCTGCTGATCAACTGATGAGAGCTAATCTTATGTTGAGCAAGCAGGCTCCAGAGTTAGGACAAGCATTTAGAGACATTCAATCTGGAGCTCTTACCAGCGATGCTGCTGTCAAGGGCGTGATCAGCACTCAAGGTCAGTTGATGCAATCAAGTGAAGCATTGCAGTCAGGTCAAATTGATGCCAATCAAGCTGTCAAACAAATTGGTACCTCAATTGGCCAATTCAATAAGGACTTGAACTTTACGGCTCAGCTGGGCCTGTTGAATGATTTTGCAATTGATTATGCACAGGGACAAAAACTGGCTATTTTTGCCCAGCAAGACATCAGTAAGATAGCTGCTGAAATTGTCGTTGAACAAAACAAACAGATGAGTGGCCTGGGTGATGCCAACACTCGGGCCATGGCTGAACTGCGTGAAATGCAGCGCAATGCCAATGAAAAATTTGAGACCACAGTGTCGCAATCAATCAGCACTGCCATTGCCATGAGCAAATCTTTGGTCGGAGTTACTGAACCTATTGCCACTGCATTTAAAGAACTGCAACCAGTGATGGACAAGTTTATGAAACAAATGGTCAAACTCACAGACTGGATTGCCGAAAAACTAGGATTCATTGTTGGTAAAACTGTTGATGTGGTAGAAGCCACACAAAAAGACGGCATGGGCGGATTTTACAGATCTGGCGGCAGTGAAATGGTTGGAACTGGTGTTGGTGCATTAGCTGGTGCGGCGGGTGGTAAAATAGCTGGTACTTATGCAGGTGGAATAGTTGGCTCTCTTTTTGGACCTGCGGGCACTGTGGCTGGAGCCGCTATAGGTGGAAAGATTGGCCCATATATTGCCACTGCCCTTGGTAGTGTTCTTGGCAAATATTTAGGCATGGGCGCTGATGCATTAGGTACCGCATTAACTCCTCCTGGGCGTGCCGCTGGCGGACCTGTCAGCAGACGAAATCCCTACATTGTGGGCGAACGTGGTCCAGAGCTCATGGTGCCTGAGCAATCAGGAAAAATTATAAACAATGACAAACTAAGCAAGATGTTTGAGTCAATGGCTTCTTCTGTATCTTCAGGACAAGTCAGTGTTGATATGATATCTCAAGTGATGGGCAGTTCTGTAACTGTGGTTACTAACACCAATGACGAACTGACTAACAATTTGAGAACCACACAAAACGTTGGTAGCACATATCAAGCAATACTGAGATCTGTTGACGAGCTAAACGATAAAAACAAAAAAACAACAGAATCAGTAATTGTAGCTCAACGTGATACTTTGACAGACATACAACGCATTGAACGTTACACTGATCAAGACACCAAACGCACAAAAGAGTTTGTGGATTTTCACAAAAAATATCTTGACAGTGTCACCCAGATATTGGGTGAAAACTTAGAGCTACTGCAAGAACAATCTGAACAAAGTGGTTCTGCGGGTTCAGGCGGTGCGCCAGGCATGGGTGGAGGCACTGGCCTAAAAATTCCAGCAGCACCACCAGCTGGGGGCATGGGCGGAGGTAGCGGTGTTAGCCCAGGTGGCGGCCAAGGCATGAAAACTGCCAATGAAAACAATTTGTTGTCCATGGGCCTCAAATTTGATCCCAATCGTGATGTACAAGCTGAAGGCGCGGCAATCAGCCCTAAGCTGATTGAGCTGGCTAAAAATGTTCAAAGTCTAGTGCCTGGATTTTCAGCATTTACAGGATTTAACGATCAATTCCACAATGAAAAAAGTCCAAATAGCTTGCATACCAAAGGCCAGGCCATGGACTTTGTGCTGAACAAAAAGCCCACACGAGAAGAAGGTGCAAGCATTGTTAGTTGGCTCAAACAGTCAGGAGCCAGTCTTGCTATAGATGAGTACCACAACGCCACTAAAAATGCCACAGGTGGCCACTTCCATGCACAGATCCCGGCATTTGGTGATGGCGGCATGGTGGACAAAGCCACACTGGCGTTGATTGGTGAAAAAGGTCCAGAAGCTGTGATTCCCATGGATGGCAAAGAAATTCCACTGAATATATCCAAGCCAATTCCGATCAAGCTGGATTTCAAAGATGTAATGGCCGAAGGCGGCATTGGCCCATCAGTCATGGGCTACAATCAATATACGGGTTACAATACAGGAGCAGTAAGTACTGATCTTGCCGCAGTTAAAGAAATTGCAACAGCCATGGGGGCTTTTGATAAAGCATCACAAACCATCACTGATCCAGCAACCTGGAAAGAAATTATAAATTCAGGCATTGCAACAAATTTTGATACTAATATTATGAAAATAGGCACTCAAATGTTTGACGGCGCAGGCCCCCTATTAGGTCAACGATTGAATGATATTGTGGCCGAAAACGGTGTGAATCAGAAAGAAGCATTTGATTTAATGTTTGCAGAGTTCAAAGAAGCTATGACAGTATTGGGAACAGAAATGGCAAATAAAATAGCCAAAGAAAACGCTTCCCCAGAAACAGATGCGCTGATTGCCGGCATTGATGCACTAATTGCCAAGCAGAGTGAAGCCAACGACATCAGCAAGAAGATACTCCAGGTGAGTGCAAACTAACGGTAAATAAACAACCATGGCAGAACCCAAACAACAAGGCTGGCGCAAATATTTCAAAGTTGCAGACACATCCGGAGTGATGAGTCCAATTTCTGGACAAAATCAATTTGGATTGTCCAACTACGGCAAAAACGACGGCTCTGATTCGATGATAAATGATTTTACTTTTCGAAACTATGCCAGCAGATTGCCCGAAGTTTATTCAGGCCATCCCAACAGAGTAGAGCGTTACAATCAGTATGAGAACATGGACATGGACTCAGAGATCAATGCCTGCTTGGATATTATTGCTGAGTTTTCCACACAGATCAACGAGTCAAACGCCACCCCGTTTGACATTCAATACAACGAAACACCCACAGACCACGAAGTTGACATCATTAAAAAACAACTGCAACAGTGGGTCAAGCTGAACAAACTAGATCAGCGCATATTTAAACTGTTCCGTAACACCATCAAGTATGGTGATCAGGTGTTTGTGCGTGATCCAGAAACATTTGAAATGTACTGGGTTGACATGACCAAAGTTGCTAGAGTTATTGTGAACGAATCTGAAGGCAAACGTCCTGAACAATATGTGATCCGTGACATCAACCCCAACTTCCAAAACATGACTGTGGCAGCAAAGACCACCACAGACTACATGACCAATCCTGTGACAGGCAGTGTATCTGGCGCTGCCAACTACACCATGCCCAATGGTGGGTCAGGTGGCGGCGTGGGCAACAGTCGCTTTATGACTGCCATGAACGAAACTTGTTTAGATGCCAAGCATGTGATACACATGAGCTTGAACGAAGGCCTAGACGTATTTTGGCCGTTTGGACGCAGTGTACTAGAACAGATTTACAAAGTATTCAAGCAAAAAGAACTGCTGGAAGATGCAATCTTGATTTATCGTGTGAGCCGTGCTCCTGAACGACGAATCTTTAAAATTGACGTAGGCAACATGCCATCACACTTGGCCATGGCGTTTGTGGAACGTGTTAAAAACGAAATGCATCAACGTAGAATCCCCACGGTATCAGGTGGCGGAGCCAACATGATGGATAGCAGTTACAATCCACTGTCAATCAACGAAGACTACTTTTTCCCACAAGGACAAGACGGCCGCGGAAGCTCAGTTGAGACATTGCCAGGCGGTCAAAACCTAGGCGAAATTGACGACTTAAAGTACTTTAACAACAAAATGGCCCGTGGTCTGCGTGTGCCATCGAGCTATTTGCCCACTGGTCCTGACGATTCAGACCGTGCTTTTTCAGACGGAAAAGTAGGCACAGCTCTTATACAAGAGTACAGATTCAACCAGTATTGTGAGCGTTTGCAAGGGCATATTTCACAAAAATTAGACGACGAATTCAAGATGTTTTTGAAATGGCGTGGGTTTAACATAGACTCTAGCCTGTTTAATTTGAAGTTTTCACCGCCTCAAAACTTTGCAAGTTATCGTCAAAGCGAACTAGACAACACAAGAATTCAAGCATTCACAGCCATGGAGCAACTGCCTTACATGTCAAAACGTTTTATGCTACAGCGTTTCTTGGGATTGAGTGAAGACGAAATCAAAGAAAACGAAGAACTCTGGCGAGAAGAACGTGATAGCCCTGAAATGCAAAATTCAGGCGGTGCTGACTTACGTTCTGTGGGTATCACGCCTGGCGGCATGGAAACTGATATTACCACTGGCGAAGAAATTGGGCAAATGCAACAGCCTGGCGCAGGCGAAATGGTTGGCCCTGGCGCGGCTGCACCTGGGGCTGCACCTGGCGGAGTATAAATATAATCATGCTGCTACAAGAATTTTTCAAAAAAGATCCTGAGGCCTATCAAGATCTATCGCAAGACAACAGTCAACCGCAACTGGGTGATCTGCGCAAAACTCGTTTGACTTTGAGACAACTAAACAAGTTGAGAAAAATGAATGACGTCCGTGCATTTGAGTACAAAGAAAAACTCAAACTAGTGCGCCAACAATACTCACCTCCCCCAGCCCCAATGGCTTAATTGGCATTTATCGCCATTTTGACTCCTTAAACAGCAGAGTTTTTGGTTGTTATGTAAATAACAGCACACTTTACCTATAGGAGTTTTCCCTTATGAACAAATTTGAACAGTTGATTGAATACGTGATCAACGACGAAGACCAAAAAGCTCGCGAGCTTTTCCATGACATCGTGGTGGCCAAAAGCCGTGAAATCTACGAAAATCTAATGCAAGAAGAGGCTGATGAAGACCTTGACGAAGCAGAAGTAAACGAAGCTGACGATTCCGACGACGAAGAAACTGACGACGAAGAACTCGACGAAGGTGCAATGGGCGGCGATGCTAGCGATGATTTAATTGACGAAATTGAAGCTGACGAAGAACAAGACATGAGCATGGAAGCCGAAGGCGATGATGACATGGGCGATGATGACGAAGGCGGAGATTTTGGCGGCGACGACATGGGCGGTGACGACATGGGCGGTGACGACATGGGCGGCAGCGATGAGCCAGCAACCAAAGATGACGTTATGAATCTAGAAGACAAACTAGATGAGTTGATGGCCGAGTTTGAAGGCTTGATGGGCGGCGACGACATGGGTGACATGGGCGACGGCGACGGGTTTGGTCCCGAAGAAGGTGGCGATGCCATTGAAATGGACGACACAGGCGAAATGGAACCAGGCATGATGGAAGCCATCAGCATGAAAGCAGCCCCAAAGCCAGTTACCGCTGAACAAGGCAACGGCAAAGCAGGTCCTGTAGCATTTAACTCAGGTGCAGCTGGTATGGCCAGCAAGCCAGTACACACTGGCACCAGCATGGGCGGCGTGCATGACAGTGCCGCATATCGTAATACAGTAAAAGAACTTGGCGTAACTCCCACTCAAGACGCTGGAAAGAAAGCATTTAAATCTGCTGCTCCTGCGCCTGTAAAGAGTCAAGCCAGTGGTGTAAACACCAAAAGCCCACTACCAAGCGGTCGTAAGGGTTAATTAGATGTCATCTAAGTACCTAAGAGAAGATCTTACTTTTAGCCAGGCCAACATCCAAGTTTTGGAAGAAGCTGATGTTGGCGGCAAAAAGCATCTCTATCTCAAAGGCATCTGCATTGAAGGCGACAAGCGCAATGCAAATGAGCGTATCTACCCCCGACACGAAATTATCAAAGCAGTAGAAACTATCAACGAGCAGATCCGTGACGGTAACTCCGTTTTAGGTGAAGTGGACCATCCAGATGATTTAAAAATCAATTTAGATCGTGTGTGTCACACAGTTGAAGGCATGTGGATGGACGGACATGCCGGTTGCGGCAAGTTGAAAATTCTGCCAACCCCAATGGGTGAATTGATAAAGACTCTGTTGACATCAGGCGTGAAGCTGGGTGTTAGCAGTCGTGGATCAGGTAATGTCGATGACAGAACCGGACATGTAAGTGACTTTGAAATAGTCACTATAGATGTGGTTGCCCAACCCAGTGCTCCTAATGCGTATCCTACAGCAATCTATGAAGGTCTCATGAATATGAGAAACGGTCATAAGATCTTAGAGATGGCTAGAGAGTCTGGTCAGGACGACAAAGTGAAGAAGTATCTCGCAGGTGAGGTTAAACGCCTTATCCGAGAACTCAAAATCTAAGGAGAACCAGGCATGTTTGATGCTATTAAACCATTGCTTGACAGCGGATTAATCAACGAAGATGTTAGTAAAGAACTCAACGAAGCTTGGGAATCTAAACTGACAGAAGCTCGTGAGATTGTGCGTGCAGAACTTCGCGAGGAGTTTGCACAACGCTATGAGCATGACAAAACAGTGATGGTAGAAGCCCTAGATAAGATGGTAACAGAAGGTCTCGCAGGAGAATTAGCCAGCATTGCTACTGAAAAGCAAGCATTGGCTGAAGACCGTGTGAAGTTTCAACACAAGATGAAAGAGTCAGCCACTAAGTTTAACAGCTTCTTGGTTACTAAACTTGCTGAAGAAATTTCTGAACTGCGCAAAGACCGTAAGATGCACACAGAAGGAGTTGCAAAACTTGAGAACTTCGTGGTGCATGCATTGGCAAAAGAAATTCAAGAATTTGCTGCTGACAAACGTGACTTGGTGGAAACCAAAGTGCGTTTAGTTAGTGAAGCACGTAACAAACTTGAAACTTTGAAAGCACGATTTGTTAAAGAAAGTGCCAACAAAATGAGCCAGGCTGTTAGCAAACATCTTAAGGCTGAATTAAACCAGTTGCAAGAAGACATCAAAGTTGCTCGCGAGAACAATTTTGGTCGTCGTATCTTTGAAGCATATGCTACCGAATTTGGTGCTACTCACTTGAATGAGAAAGCCGAAGTTCGTAAGTTGCATAACACAATTGCGCACAAGGACAAGAAATTGTCTGAGGCAATTAAACTCACCATGAAAGCAAAAGTCCTGGTTGAGAATAAAGAGCGCGAACTGCGTATGATTAAAGAATCTAATGAGCGTGACAGCTCATTGGATGAATTGCTACGTCCCTTGAACAAGGAAAAGCAAGAAGTCATGCGTAATTTGCTCGAAAGCGTCCAAACTAACCGTTTGAAAAACGCTTTTGAAAAGTATCTACCAGCAGTGTTGGAAGACCGTTCCGTGAAAGCCCATAAAGTGATCACAGAAAACGTCACCGCAGTTACTGGTGATAAAAATGTTTCGAACCAGCAGACCGCCCAGGAAGATCGCAGCAATGTGATTGACTTGAAGCGCCTGGCAGGGCTTTAAAATTTTTTAGGAGACTTAAATGTCACAAGATCTATTAGAAAGTCGTTGGGATGAGACCAAAGAGGCCCTGTTAGAAGGCCTCCAAGGCACCAAACGCAATAGCATGAAAGTTATTCTTGAGAATACTCGTCGCTATTTGAAAGAGAATGCTTCTTCTGGAAGTACTGTTTCTGGCAACATCGCCACACTTAACCGTGTGATTCTGCCAGTGATTCGTCGTGTTATGCCTACCGTTATTGCTAACGAGTTGGTTGGCGTTCAGCCCATGACAGGCCCAGTTGGCCAAATTCACACCTTGCGTGTGCGTTACGCCAACAGCTTGACTGACAACTCAGCTGCCGCTACAAGCGTTACAGCTGGTCAAGAAGCATTGAGCCCATTCACAATTGCAACTGCTTACTCTACTGTGCCAGCAGGCACAGCTACAGCTACTACCTACACCGGCGGCTCAACAGCCAGCATGGAAGGTACCGGCGGTAAGCAAATCAGCGTTCAAATCTTGAAACAAGCTGTTGAAGCCAAGACCCGCAAGCTGCAAGCTCGCTGGACTTTTGAATCTGCACAAGACGCACAAGCCATGCATGGTATTGACGTTGAAGCAGAAATCATGGCTGCTCTGGCTCAAGAGATTACCGCTGAAATCGACCAAGAGATTCTTTTGAGCTTGCGCTCATTGGCATCCACTGAGTTCACATACAACCAAGCTACCGTTTCAGGTACAGCTACATTCGTTGGTGACGAACATGCCGCATTGGCAGTTTTGATCAACCGTGTTGCTAACTTGATCGCCCAACGTACTCGTCGTGGCGCTGGTAACTACGCTGTTGTGAGTTCAGCTGCTCTGACAGTGTTGCAATCAGCAACAACTTCAGCTTTTGCTCGTACCACAGAAGGCACCTTCGAAGCACCTACAAACACCAAGTTTGTTGGCACATTAAACGGCGCTATGCGTGTGTTCGTTGACAGCTATGCCAGCGATACAACTCCAGTTCTGGTTGGCTACAAAGGCTCTTCAGAAGCTGACGCTCCTGCATTCTACTGCCCATACATTCCGTTGATGAGCAGTGGTGTTGTGTTGGATCCATCAACCTTTGAACCAGTGGTGTCATTCATGACACGTTATGGTTACATTGAGTTGACCAACACTGCATCGTCATTCGGTAACGCCGGTGACTATGTGGGTGAGATCGCAGTATCTAACTTGTCATTCTCCTAATCAGAGAACCAACCCAGGGATGGGAAGGAACGAAAAAGCACCCGAGGGGTGCTTTTTTGTCCTCTGATAAATAATTCATGGCTAATCGAATTCCGCTGGTTGTCAACTCAGCGAGCAGTCAAATTGAAGAAATAGCAGTTGGTGACAATCTTAATTTAAGTAATAACGACATTATAAATGTAGGCAATGTCAGTGCGGTTGGCAAAACTACTTCCAGTACTATGCAGTTATTAGGATTGGTAGCTGATCCTGCAGGTGTAGCAGGCTTGATTTACTACAACATTAACACAGGTAAATTTCGTGGATATAATGGCGTAGTTGGCGCCTGGCAAGATCTAAATTAAACTTTCATCCACCCTAGATATTGGCTGACTTTTTTGGTAACTGCTGTCCAGTCATCAAAGTTTTCTTGTCTAAAAAGTCTAGCAGTTGAATACCAAGGACTAGAATCTTGATTCAACAACCAACGCCAGTCTGTGCTGAATTTTTGTAGCATTATCCATGTGGGCCGACCTAATGCGCCACTCAAGTGTGACACAGCAGTGTCTACGCCAATAACAACGTCCATGGCCATAATTAATGCCGCAGTGTCTACAAAACTTTTAACGCTGCCAGGATAGGCCTGCACTCCTGCTTCAAGCAAGGCTGCTTCTTCTTCTTCAGGATCGGCGTCAACTTGCAAATTGATCCATTCGTATTGAGGATTAGATTTGATCATGTCCAGCATTACAGGGAACGGCACACTCTTGTGTTGATTAAGCCAAGAATCTCTGCGCCCACTCCAACAAAAACCCACACGCATGCGGGTTTTAGGACCCAGTATCTGCAACCACTCTTGCTGACGGCCTTGATCTACGTTGAGATAGTTCACTGGCCTGGGCAAATTTTCCAACGTTACTCCAAGTATGCCAGGGATGCTCATGATAGGAATCCAATAATCAAACTCACCCATGTCGTCAGTGTATGTTCCCAACTGCTGAATGACGTCGCTAGATTGCAACAAAGGAATCAATCCGTCGGTAACCTGAAGCTTGATTTTTGCTCCAGCCACATGCAAGTTGTACAAGAATCTGCAAAACTGAATGTTGTCTCCGTGGCCTTGTTCGCCTACCACAAGAATAGTTTTGTCTTTGAGATCTTCGCCACGCCAGCGAGGCTGTTGGTGTTTGGGTTCAGTGCCAGCAAGATGTTCGTATTGCCATCTGGCTTCATAAGCTGGCCATCCATTGGTGTAGTCGCCCATCAACAACAGTGCCACTGCCAAATTGAATCTAGCAGTTACGTTATTTGGATCCAAGAGAACAGCATGTTGCAAGAACGGTATGGCTCGTTGAGGATGTCCAATTTCTCGCATGACATTGCCGTAGTTGTTGAATGCCGCTGCTGAATCCATGTCTTTGGCAAATGCCAATGCATAACATTGCAGGGCTTCACCGTATTGTCGGTCAGCTCGATGTTGGTTGCCTTGTGAAATTAAAAAATCAGTTTCCATGGTACTATTTAATGGCTATATGACTACATTCTAACATTTCCATAAATACTTGTCAACACAATACGGTGTTTTATGCGGTTTAACCCGCCGCGTAGCGACTAGAACTCGCATCGGACTTCTGTAAGGAGAAACAAAAATGGGACGTCCTCTTAAAATACAAAAAACAAGCACTGGTTCAGGCAACGGCGGCGCAGCCGTTAGCGTTGACATTGGCTTTCCAAATTTTGGATCATTAACTGCCCCTGTGACCAACACAGGCGACACACTCAGTGCTACTGAATATCTTGGCGTGGTGGGTGGTGCAGCCCCCACTGATACGCCTTCGGCAACCAATCCTAGAATTGACGTAATTGTGAACATTGCAGCCCCTGACGGCAGCGGTATTGGCGTTGCTAATGGATATATTATCCGTCAAAAAGGTTCACACAAATACCTAGTTGGTGATGCCAATGGCGTTAACGACGGCAGTTTTGTAGTTGGGCAAGCATATCAAATTAGTGTTGTTGGAACAACAACTAACTGGACCGCAGCCGGTGCTCCTAGTAACTTTGGATTAGGCACAATTTTCACAGCAACTTCTGTTGGTGGATCTGGCAACGGCGCAGCATTCTCAGTGGGTGTTTGTGTACTGGCCGATGACACTACTCCAGCAGCTGGATTGATGGCTATCACATTTACAGTTACTGATTCTACTGCTACTACTATCTCCAAATTGACCAACAAGTTCTTGTTGGATTGGACTGGCGGCGCAAACTATGACCCTGCCAGCGTTGTGGCTGACAAGCGTTATGCAACCAACTTCTTTACAGACGAAGGTACAGTTATCAAATCAGGTACCACTGGTGCAGCAAACTCAGGCACAGTACAAAGCGGACAACAAAATCTGCTTGACTTGGCCATTGTTGACAACGTTACTTCTTAATTGATTTAACCCCTGGATCCTCCTAGATAACTACTAGGAGGATTTTTTATGAGTTTTGGTTTTGTATTAGGCAATGGTGTCAGTCGGTTAGAATTGAATTTGCAAACTCTCAAAGAGCTTGGTCCAATCTATGGATGTAATGCATTGTATCGAGAATTTGCACCCACGGTTTTGGTCAGCACAGACAAGCCCATTAGCGAATCCATTCAACACAGTGGATATGCCAGTGAACACAGGATGTACACTCGAAAACCCATACCGGGACTAGGAGCACATAGAGTCCCGGATGATTATTTTGGATTCAGTTCAGGACCCATTGCAGTGGCTCTTGCGGCTATAGATCAAAATCGTGCAGTGTATCTCATTGGATTTGATATGGGTCCCACAGCCGGGGACCGATTTAACAATGTGTACGCAGACACTGAGTTCTATAAAAAAAGCTCTGCCCGCCCAACTTACACAGGAAATTGGGTCAAACAACTGCAAAGAGTGTGCAAGGACTTTCCAGACGTTGGATTTTTCCGGGTAATGGGCAAAACCACAGCGGCAATTGCTGAGTTACGGGGCATTAAAAATCTAGCTGCCATGCAAATGGAAGACTTTCAAAACCGCATAAATAACACAAAGGATCTTTAAATGACTACCTACAATCGTGTCGCAGGCAATTTGGTATTCCAATCCGTAGGAAATACCGACACAGTAACTTTTGAAGGCTTGACAGCCAATGCAGCCACGGTTGTGATCAACGGTAACCTTTCAGTGACTGGCAATGCCGCACTCACAGGTAATATTTCTGGCGATAATATCTTTAACGGAACCACCAGTATTGCTATTCCCACTGCCAGTGGCAATGCAGTAATTTCAGTAGGTGGTGTGTCCAATGTGGCAGTTTGGTCAACCACTGGTGTGGTTATCACAGGAACAGAATCTGTGACTGGCAATGTCACAGGCGGTAACGTATTAACTGCTGGATTGATTTCAGCAACAGGCAATGTCAGTGGTGGAAATATTGTTGCATCAAGCAATATTATTTTAAGTTATACTTCAGGTGCAACTACAGACAGAATTCTGCGTTTTTCTGATGCAAATACTGCTATTACCACAGTTGGTGCCAACATTGGAGCAATTGAATGGTTTACATCTGATGCAGCACCAGGATCTAGAGTTACCGCTGCCATCAGAGCTGTGTACTCCGACTCTCTTGGCAATGCCAATATTTTAATTCAAACAGCCAACACCACAGCAGCCACTCGTATTGCTATCATTGGAGCATCTGGCAACGTTGGTATTGCCAACACTGCACCATTGCACACATTTGCAGTTAGTGGCACCATGTACGGATCCAGCACATTGACCATAGTTGGCAACATAGATGGCGGCAATCTAAGCACAGCCGGGTTGGTAACAGCCACGGGCAATGTAACTGGTGGTAATGTGGCCACAGCTGGATTGATAACAGCTACAGGTAACATCACCGGCGGCAATTTGATCAGTGTTGGTGCAATTGGCGCAGGAGCCGGCGGCATCAGCACAACTGGCAACGTTACAGGTGGTAATTTGGTCAGCCAAGGTGTTATCACATCAACTGGTAACATTACCAGCGGCAACGTGTTTATTGGTACCACAGCCAGCTTGACAGCCAATGTCAATGCTGGAAACGCAGTTATCACATCAAATGTTTCTGGCGCCAACGTCAGTATTGGAACCCTGCTGACTGGTAACGGTATTGGAGTACCAAATTTTGTTGTGCAATCTAGCGATGCTCCAATTTCTTCAGCTACCCCGGCCAACATTGGAACATTGACATTTACAGCCGCTGCTAACAATCGATATTCTTTTGTGAGTTATGTTACACTGGTCCCAGACGGATCAATGACCATTTCTCCAAGCGTTAATTTTTCATCAGGCACCTGTAACTTCACTACAGAAACTCAAACCACTGGTACGTCTGCATTTGCCACAGCTACAAAAACCACAAGTGATGACGTGGCAACCACTTATGCCAGCACCGGCACCGTTGCTAGAACACTGAGAATTTCGGGTACTTTCTTCAACACAGTAGATACCGCAGTGACCTTGAGATTGCAAAATTCCACCGGTATAATAACCGCTAAAACAGGTTCTTACCTTACTTTCACCAAAGTTGCCTAAAACGGTAAACTGGGTCTTATGGTAAATACACCAGAGGATCCTGTAAACCTATGGCACAACAAATAATTGACACCGGCGCCGCGGCCAATGATGGCACGGGCGAGCCGTTGCGTGATGCATTCGATGCTGTAAATGACAATTTTACAGAAATTTATGCCGCAGGTCCTGTTGGCAGCAATGTTGTTATTGCCAACAATGTAATTTCTGTCAACGGTCTTAATTCCAATTTGGTGCTGGCTGCCAATGGTATTGGAAACATTCAGGCCAATAGTTCCATCATGCCTTCAATTGATGCTGTGTATGACATAGGATCGCCAACCAAACGAATTGACACAGTTTATGCTTCGTATTTTGTGGGCAACGGCAGCCTGCTTACAGGTATTGCTGGTGGATCTGGCAACGGCACAGCCATTGCTAACGGCACATCAAATGTAGCTGTTCGCAGTTCAGGTGGTAATGTCACAATTGGCATTGGCGGAACTGGCAATGTGGCTGTGTTTTACAACAACGGCCTCACTCTCAGCGGCAACCTACAAGCTGCAAATATTTTCAGCACTGGCTTGGTCAGTGCTTCGGGCAACGTTACTGGCGGCAATATCAATGCCACTGGCAATATTTACATTGGTAACACTGTTTTTACTAGAACACTAACTGTGGGCACTAGAACCACTCCGGTATCCGTACCATTGTCCAGTAACAACAGTTTTAATGTTTTGACTCGCACCGGCAACGTGGTTGTGTATACCACATAAATGATAAAATTGGATTAAGATAATGGCAAACAAGATTCCGTTAGTAGTAAACACAGGTAGCGCACAGATTCAAGAGCTGGCCAGTGGCGATAATTTGCTGTTGACCAACAATGATATTTTGGGTGTAGGCAGTATCACTGCTGCCAATAACATTGTTGCTAGTGGCAATGTTTACGGTACGTATTTTATTGGTAACGGTTCACAGTTAACTGGGCTTGCCACCGGCAATTCAACTGCTATTGAAAGTGGAACATCTAACGTTGCTGTTGTAAGTTCAGGCGGCAATGTCACTGTTGGTATTGCTGGCACCGGTAATGTGGTTGTGGTTGGAACCAACACAGTCACAGTCAAAGCCAATATTCTTCCTGCTGCCAATCTAACCTACAGCCTTGGCAGCCCAACAGCACAGTTCAACGATCTTTATCTTTCCAACAGCACTATTTTCCTAGGCAATGCCACAATCAGTGCCAACTCAACTGCTGTTATAATGACCAACGAAAGTGGTCAACAAACTGTAATCAGCGGTGGCGGTACGCTCACAAGTTATGGCAATGCCAATGTGGCATCTTATCTTGCCAGTGGCGCAGACACTAGCAACATTATCACTACTGGCAATGTTCAGGGCACTTATGTTTTAGGTAATGGTTCACAACTGACTGGCTTGCCTGCAACATACGGCAATGCCAATGTTGTGGCTAATTTGGCTGCACTAGGCACCAACCCAATATCAACTACTGGTAACATCACTGCTGGATATGTGTTTGGTAATGGTAGCCAACTGACTGGCTTGCCTGCAACATACGGCAATTCAAACGTTGCTGCATACCTGCCAACCTACACTGGTAACCTAGGTGGCGGCAACGTTGGAGTGAGTGGAGCAGTAACTGCTGCCACAGTTAGTACTTCAGGCAACATCACCGGCAGTTATATATTAGGTAATGGTAGTCAACTGACTGGCTTGCCAGCAACATATTCAAACGCTAATGTTCAGGCATATTTGCCAACCTACTCGGGCAACATTGGCGCACTACTTGCCAACGGCAACATACAAGTTGTCAACGGTATTTTCATTGGTAACGGTGCTGGACTTACTGGCGTTACTGCCAGCTCAAATGTTGGATCAGCAAGCAAACTTTCAAACGGCACAACAGAATTTAATATTCCTGTGGCCAACGGCAACGTGGTTGGTAACATTGGTGGCGTGACCAACGTTTATACTTTTGCCTCAACAGGAATGAGTGTTGCTGGTAACGTAACAGCAAACTACTTTATTGGTAATGGTAGTCAACTGACCGGTTTACCTGCCAGCTATGCAGATTCAAATGTTACAACATTATTGGCCGCGTTAGGGTCAAATGTTATTAGCGGAACAGGCAACATAACAACCACTGCCAACATCAGTGGCGGCAATGTTGCCGGTACATTGAGCACAGCCGCACAACCTAATATCACAAGTGTTGGTACACTCGGATCATTGAGTGTAACTGCCAATATTGATGGTGGCAACTTACGCACTGTTGGACTGATATCAGCAACTGGCAATGTGTCAGGTGGTAATTTAAATGCCACAGGATTGAGCTTGAGTGGTAACGTTGTTAGTGCGTTAGTTTCAGCAGCCAATATTACAACTACTGCTAACATTTCAGGCAACTACATTTTAGGTAATGGCTCACAACTCACAGGGGTCAATTCCGTAACTGTTGATGTAACAGACACAAACGGCCTAACAACCATTTACTACCCTACGTTTGTAGAGAATCGCACCACAGCTCAGATAGCACGGGCGGATGTGGATCTCACCTACCGGACTGATGATAACCTATTGACCGTGGGCAATGTTTCAGTCACTGGCAACATAGATGGCGGTAATCTACGCACAGCAGGGCAGGTTACAGCTAC